AAGCATAAATACGGAGAGTATAACAACGTACTTTTGACAGACGATGAGCTCGACAAGCTAAAGGGTAAATTTCCAGACTGGGAGGATAGGATTGAACGATTATCCGGCTACGTTGAGTCTAAAGGGGCGAAGTATAAGAGCCATTATGCAACAATCATAAACTGGGCGAGAAGAGAAGGCGGTACTGGCAGAACTGCGATAAAGAGCAGCATACCAAAGAATACAGGGTATGCACCAGAACAGGATATGAATGATCTGGATGATCTATTTTAGAGGTGAAGTAACATGAGCATAGAAACAGCAATGGATAAAATGGCAGACGGGATCAGTGCAAGAGTCCCTGTATCCGAAAATGAATATATTGGGGGAAGACGGTCTTCTGCACTGTGGGATTTGCAAGAAGAATGTGCAGACGAAAATAAAGTTCCTCGGCAAAGTAAAAAAACGGTGCGTTGTATATGCGATTGTAAGCGGAAAGAGTTGGAAGCGTTTGAGGAAAAAGAACGACAGCAAGAGAAAGAACGAAAGAGGAAAAATCTGCTTTGCGGAAACGAATATGGCAGCATGGACTTTCGAAAACGATGACAGGAAGAATGCGAAGATCTCTGACGCAATGATCCGGTATGCAGAACGATTTCCAGACTTCAGGAAAATGGGTAAGGGACTCCTGCTTTACGGAAGTGTTGGGACAGGCAAAACGTATTATGCAGCTTGTATTGCAAATAAGCTGATCGATGATGGATACAGTGTAGTGATGACAAATTTTGCACGTCTTACGAATACCATACAGGGTAAATTTGATGGAAAGCAAGAGTTTATTGACAGCCTAAACAGGTACAGCCTGCTGATTATTGATGATCTTGGAGCGGAGAGAAAATCAGAATTTATGCAAGAAATGGTATTTAACATTATTGACAGCAGATACAGGTCTGGTTTGCCTTTTATTATCACAACAAATCTGACAGCAGAAGAGATTAAAAAGAATCAGGATATCGGATATTCGAGGATTTATGACCGAATTCTGGAAAGATGCTTCCCAGTAGCTGTAACGGGAGACAGCAGAAGAAGACGGAAAGTGAAAGACACGTTCTTGGATGTAAAAGAAAAGCTAGGATTGTAGGTGATGAAATGGGAATGCCAACAGGGAAAATAAGAAAAAAGTGCAAAACTTGCGTATACAGAATGAGCAAGCATGAACAGGGATTTATGCACGGGAATTGTAATTATATTTGCATAACAGGCAAAATTCGCGGATGTGATGTGGAAAATTGCGATAAATACATAAACGGAAAAAGAAAAGAGGAAAAAGATTGGTGCGTAGAAAATCAAAACATGGAAACATGAATAAATTTATGTACAGCAGCACAAAGCGGAAGAGAAGGAATAGGGTGAGAGGGAAATGAATAAAAGAAAGTTGTACAAGCCATATACAAAAGATATTGAAAAAATGATCGAAAACGGCTTTAATATCCAGAACATCTATGCAGCAATAAGCGAAGAGAGCGGAATCGATGCAAGTATTGAAACGTTCAAAAACTTCCTGAAAGACAATGATATGCTGCCTGAGTCAAAGAAACAGGAAACTTCGGTTAAGGATATCTTCGGCAACATTGCAAATTACATGGAGTTTCACGAGGGCTGGGTGCGGACCAGTTGCCGGCTCAACAGGGCGATGTCGAATCCAAACCGGATATTAATGCGGAGATATTTGCAGTAGGTTATGAAAAAGAGAATCCGAAGAAAAATGAAGTACATATCTGTTCTTCCTGCGGACGGGAAATTATCGGAGATTTTGAGTATGTAAAGACAAAGAGAGGGACGGAATTGTGTTTTTGTAAAGATATGAGGTGTAGGAGGAATGACTAATGCCAAAAACAGAAGAAACGCGCTTGCGAAAAGGCGACACGATCAAATGCGCTGATGCAGAGGATTGCGTGAGGACAATGACCGAATTGGCGGTCTGCGGGATAGAGACAGATTTTCTCTACGAAAAAGATGGAGAGAGTGGTTTGTGGTTGGAAATAACGGGAGGAAATTAGATGGATGAGAAGAAAGTTAGAGAAGCGATAGAAGTAATAAAAAGCGAAATTATCCTACAAGCGGATTTATATGTTGCGAGAATCATTAGATATCGCAATCGAAGCGCTGGAAAAGCAGTTGCCGAAGAAAGTAGAAAACTGGAATGGACAAGCGTCGTGTCCTAGATGCAAAAGACTGTTTGGAAATATGGCAGATATAGAAATGTTTTGTCATTGGGATTCTGATTGCTGCAATCATTGTGGACAGAGATTAGATTGGAGTGAGTAACATGGAAGAAATTAGAGTCGGAGACATAGTGATGTGCGTTGAATATCCAGGCAATCCATGCGGAATAGTGGTTAAACAGTATCGTCCGACAGCATGCGGACAGCAGACAATGATTAAATGCAATGACGGGCGGTTATTCCACGCACCAACAAGTGATTTTAGAAAGATAAGGTAATTGGAAGGAGCGAGGAATAATCATGATGGGAAGATGTAAATTAACAAGTATATGCGGATGTGATCGTTGTTGCATAGAGTGCCCGGAAAATGAAGTGTGCAAAGACCAGTGCGCAAGAATGGACATGTATGAGTATTGCGTAGAGTGTCCGGAATATGAGGAGGTGGAATGATGAAAATAATGATAACTATATTGCACAAAAATGGAGAATGTAGAACATGGACAAACTCAACCGCGGAAGAACACTTAGTAATGGGTCTTACAGCTTACGCGGAAGGTGTCAAAAGATGCGCGGAATCATGGGAAACAGAGACGGAAGAAGTGGAAAGAGTGCTGAAAGAAGCGTTGGAAAGCGAGAAATAAAGTATGAACGTATTAGAGAAGATTTTGGAAGAGATAGAAAATCTTAATTATTATCCAGAAGGAATGGGGTGTGGCATAGAAGATCGCTGTATTACAGATAGGTATGAAGCATGTGAATATGGATGGTATGAAGCGATTGAAGCAGTTATAGAAGTCATACAAAATATGGAGGATGGAAAGACAGATAATGATTGGATTCCGGTAAGCGAGAAATTGCCGGAAGAAAATGACGGAAAATATTATCCGATGCTGAATGTGTCAACGTCATACGGAGCTGTTAAGTGGGGCTTTTATAGAGTTAGAGATAAGGAATGGTATATTTATAGTGAAATGCATGGCGAGCTTATAAAAGCCGAAGATAAAGAAGTTATTGCCTGGCAGCCACTACCAGAACCATACAAGGAGGAATAACATGGACATTTTAATTACAATCGCATTCCTAGCCCTTTACTACATATTGGGGCCAGGAACCGTGATTACTTTAAAGACAGGATTGGAAGAAGATGTGGAGTTGGAGTGTGAGGATTATTTAGCAGCGGCATGCTTCCCGATACTGCTATTTGTGGTGTTTTTGGATTGGATTGCGCGGAAGATAGTGAGGTAAGAAAATATGAGAAAATTTAACTGGGACGAATTTAAAAATGAAGAAAATAAGATTGCAGTACACTGCAAGACAGAAGAGGAAGCGAAAGACTTTTGCGAAAGAATGCATAAGCAAGGAATGAAGTGGTGTTCAGGCGAAAGCTACCTGAAAGAGACAAATTACGAATTCTGCGAAGAAGAAATATGTTATATCAAAGGAGAGTTTTCGCCGTATCAGTACTATAAAAGCAATGGGTATGAAATCTTAGAATGGAGCGATTATATGAACAAAGAATTTACCAAGGCGGATTTGAGAGATGGGATGGTAGTTGAACAGAGAGATGGGGGTATGTATCTTGTATTGGCTGGGACGGCAGTGGGAAAAGGCGAACACAATAGTATAGTCGGTTACACTGATGACTTGAAATGGGCAGGTTATAAAGGAGGAGACATCGTTAAAGTCTATAGGATTACTCCGGGATCACTCGGATGCGTAGAACATGTGTTTATTAAATGCAACCTCGAACTCATCTGGGAGCGCAAAGAACCAAAGAAAATGACCGTGGAAGAAATGCGGAAGAAGTTGGAAGAGCTGACCGGAGAGGAAATTGAGGTAACGGAATGAAGAAAATAGAAGCATACACTATGGCAACGAAAAAGCCCTGCGAGACGGCTTTAAAGCAACAGGGGCATGAAGCCTTTGCCTGTGATTTTAAAAGGGCTGACAGAACAAATACGGACACCATAGGATACATAGCAAGCAAGTACAACATCAAAAAGCCAATTCCGGGAGGTGATTGAGGTGGATAAGAATATAATCTATGAGTACATGGATGCGAAAGCACTTGTGAAAGAGACAGAGGAAGATATCAGACGGCACAGAAGAAAGACGTTTGTGCAGGATAAAGTGACAGGCAGCAATCCAGAGTTTCCGTACCAACCACAGAGCTTTAATATCTCTGGATGTGTAGAGAACACGGTGAATATAGACGAAGAGGAACGGTTGTTGGAAGAACGAAAGCTGAACGCAAAGCGGATTAAAGTAAAAGCAGAGCGAGTAATCAATAAAGCTCCGGTAAGGATGCAGCGGATTATCCGGTTCAAGGTGATGCAAGGACTGACGTGGGATGAAGTGGCTGCGAAGATGAAAGGGAATTGCACAGGAGAAAGCGCAAGGAAAGAATTTCAGAGGTGGATGAAAGAAAAATAGAAGTTTGTCCGTTTTGTCCACATTGTCCGCTTTAAATAATATATAGTATAACATGGAGTTAGAAGAAAGACTCCAAAAGCTTTCCAAACAACATTCGGAACACCGCCGGACTTCTGCCCTTTCTCGTCTGGCGGTGTTTTCATGCGGAGTATAGCATCAATGGTAGATGCGCAGGGTCTCGCTGTGTCCTTGGTTCGATTCCAAGTGCTCCGCTTTGTGATGTGAGTATACAGGCTGCACAGCTGAGGTCTGTTCTGGGAGTGCACACCGGACTTACATTGCAAATGGTACCAAAACGCAGATATCCGCAGATCTGCAAAACAAACAAATATAGATTCAGCAATCTATATTTAGTGTCAGTACCCGAGTGCGGATAGGGTAAAGGGTGTCAATAAAAGGCATCCTGATCGGACATAGCTCAGTCGGTTAGAGCAGCAGCCTTATAAGCTGTGTGTCACGGGTTCGATTCCCGTTGTCCGGATTGTGGACTACTGCGAACCCCTTTTTCTTATAGATTTTGATTGTGTATTTTGGTTTCAGTTGGCATTGTAATTCTCTCATGGCAGTAGTCCTAAATTCTTAGCATCCAGAGATGGGTGCTTTTATTATGCTATAAAGGTGGTGAGTCGGATGGCAAAAGGTAAATATCAAGAGTGGCTAGAGCCGGAAGGCTTGCTAAAGATAGAGGGATGGGCGAGAGATGGCTTGACGGATGAGCAGATTGCAGATAATATCGGGATTTCCAGAAGCACATTAAATAGCTGGAAAGACAAGTATTCGGACATTTCGGACACCCTAAAAGAGGAAAAGAGGTCGTTGATCGTCAAGTCGAGAATGCTTTGCTAAAACGTGCGCTTGGATATGAGTACACGGAAACGACCAGGGAATACATACCGGAACTTGATGAGATGAAAACTACGAAAAAGGTCACAAAGCAAGTAGCGCCGGACACTACAGCCCAGATCTTCTGGTTGAAGAACCGGAAACCGGACAAGTGGAGAGATAAGCAGGAATATGAAGATAGGACAGCGATTGAGAAGCTGGATGAAATCTTGAAAGGATTGCATGACAATGCAGCTAAGCAAGAAACAGAATGAATACATCATAAACGCAACTCATAGATGGAATATCAAGTCCGGAGCGGTTCGTTCTGGAAAGTCTTTTTGTTGATACTGCTTATATCGTGCCTAAAACGAATCCGAGAGAGAGCTGGACTCCCAGGATTAAATGTAATCATGGGAGTCTCTAAAGAATCTATCGAGAGAAACGTACTCCAACCGATGAGGGAAATCTATACCAGTGATCTGATCGGGAACATTAACAATCGGAATGTTGCCAGAGTATGCGGCGAGGATGTCTATTGTCTCGGTGCAGAAAAGGTCAGTCAAGTCGCAAAGATACAGGGAGCGTCCATCAAGTATTGTTACGGGGATGAGATTGCAAAGTGGAACAAAGAAGTCTTCCAGATGTTAAAATCCCGTCTTGATAAACCGTATTCCTGCTTTGATGGGGCTTGTAACCCGGAACACCCCACACATTGGTTGAAAGAGTTTATAGACAATGTGGAGCTAGATATATATCTACAAAAGTACACCATATTTGATAATCCATTTCTGGATCCAGAATTTGTCAAGCAACTCTGCAAGGAATATGAGGGTACAATCTACTATGACCGTCTCATTCTTGGATTATGGAAAAGAGCTGACGGATCGATTTACAAGCGGTTTGCAGACAATCCAGAAGCGTTCCGGTGCAAAATCGTGGATAATATCTCGCAGGAATCAGAGTATAAGCAATTCCGAAAAGAGGATATCACATCAATCGAGATTGGATTGGACTTTGGTGGCAATCAATCCGGTCATTCATTCGTTGCCAGAGGGTATACGGATAATTACAGAGATGTAATTGCGCTAAAATCACGTAGAATCACGGCGAAAGATGAAAAAGAAGACATCGACAGCAATAGGTTGAATGAGTTGTTTTGCGAATTTATCAGAGAAGTAATAGAACAATATTCGGTATGCGTGAAAAGAGGTGATTACGTGCAGTATTGTAACGTAGAGTCCGTATTCTGGGATAATGCAGAGACAGTGCTTGGTAATTCTATCCGTAACGCTGTGGAAAAGGAGTTTCCGTGGATCGCTGTCAAACCAGCAAAGAAAAGACCAATCAACGACAGGATCAGATGCACCGTCAAGCTCATGGGGGCTGGGCGGTTTTTTATTACAAAAGACTGCGAATCTCTGCAAACCGCTTTTTCGGATGCAGTGTGGGACAAAGAAGTAAAGGACAAAGACGAACGCTTGGATGACGGCAGCACTGACATTGACAGCTTGGATGCATTTGAATATACAATCGAGCGCGATATGAAATACCTAATCGAAGAGGTGGAAGATGTTTGATGGAATTAAGAGATTATGGAAAGGAATCATGAGGATGTTTGGATATACGACATTAAAACAGATCATCGGCAAGGATATCGCACTATCCAACGACATGATAGATGCAATCAACAGATGGAGACAGATGTTAAATGGGGATGCGGACTGGATTTCTGACAGCATTGTTTCCCTCGGGATTGAAGATGGAATCTGCCGAGAGTTTGCAGACTGTGCACTTGTGGAAATGGAAACCAATGTAAGTAATGAACGTCTGGACAAGATCTATCAGAAGAATATCACGAGTCTGAATGAAAACCTGCAGGAAGGGCTTGCACTCGGATCATTTGTTTTGAAACCACTGGGAGAATCGGCTGCCGAATTTATTTCAGCTGACAAGATTATCCCGATTAACTTCTGGGGATGATGGAAAGCCGAATGATATCGCATTTTGACCGTTAAAAAAGGTTGGGGATGCTGATTATTTCACAAGGCTTGAACGGCACTATTTCATTGACGGGAATCTGACTATAGAAAACAAGTGCTTCCGCTCTCAGACGGCGAATGATATCGGTCTTCCATGCAGCCTAGAAGCGGTGGAAGAATGGGAGAATATCCTACCTGGACCGATTACATACCCAGGCATGAACCGGATGGATTTTGGGTATTACAGGAATCCGATTAAAAACAAGGTGGATGGTTCTGCCTGCGGAGTGTCGGTGTACGAGTCGGCAGTTGCACTGATCCGGAAAGCTGATACCCAGGGTGCGAGGCTTGACTGGGAATACGAATCGGGAGAGCGTGCAATACATGTTGACAACAGGGCTCTGAAACAAGACAAGGCAACTGGCAAGTTTGGACTACCGAAACTTAAAAACAAACTGTACCGGGGAATGAATCTGGATGCAGGAAAAGACCAAGAACTTTTAAAGGAATACTCCCCAGAAATGAGGGATGAAGCCTTTAAACGCGGATTAGAAGAGTATAAGCGTGAGATTGAGTTTTCCGTAGGTCTTGCTTATGGAGACTTGTCAGATGCACAGGAAGTAGCAAAGACAGCTACGGAGATCAAGGCATCGAAGAACCGCAAGTACAACCGGGTAACGGCAATCCAGAATAACTTATACGATTGCTTAGAGGACTTTGCCGCAGGGCTTGCATTCTACAACAGCATGCTTAACTCGGGATATGAGTTCTCTTGCAAATTCAACGATTCCATACTGACCGATGAGGAAACAGAGCGTCAGCAGGACAGACAGGACGTGAGTATGGGAGTGATGTCGCATTTGGAATACCGCATGAAGTGGTACAACGAGGACGAAGCCACAGCGAAAAAAGATGTTGCCAGAGCAGATCGAAGTAATGGAGTAGGTGAACCAATTGAGGGAAGACTACAAAAAGCAGCTATCCGGACAGATCGAGAAGCATTTTCTTGATTTGGAACAGATGATTCTCGAGGACATTGTTCGCCGGATTAAAAAAGCGGGAAAAATCACAAGCACAGCCGACTGGCAGATTAACCGACTACAGATTATTGGGTACTCTTCTGAGGACATCGAAAAGATGATAAAAACCACGCTGAATCTGTCCTATCCGGAAGTGTTTGAGCTGTACGACAAGGTAATCGACTGGGAATATGTCCGTAATAAAGACATCTACGAGCAGGTCAATGCAGAATATATCCCTTACGAGGATAATAAGGAGTTGCAACAGCTTACAGATGGATTCATCCGGCAGAGCAATGATGATCTGCGGAACGTCACAAAGTCCATGGGATTTTATGTGGATTATGGCGGCGGTAGGCTCGTTATGACTCCATTGTCCGACATCTACCAAGGATATCTCGACCAAGCTATTACAGGTGTTGTATACGGCACGTTTGACTACAATACCATGATTCGCAAGGTGGTTACTCAACTCACAAACAGCGGACTCAGAAGCATTGACTACGCTTCTGGGTGGCATAGCAGGGTAGATGTGGCGGCAAGGAGAGCGGTTATGACGGGTGTGTCACAGCTTACCGGGAAAATATCAGAAATGAACGCCGATAAGCTTGAGACAGAGCATTACGAAGTCGCGTGGCACGCCGGAGCGAGACCATCACACGCTGTCTGGCAAGGGAAGGTCTGGTCAAAGGAACAACTTGTTACGGTATGTGGTCTTGGAACAGTCACTGGACTGCTTGGAGCGAACTGCTATCACGAATATTACCCGTTTGTGAAAGGCGTCTCGGAGCGGAATTGGTCTGATTCTTGGCTTGCAGAGCAGAACCGAAAGGAAAGTATACCTAAGACGTTTAACGGCAAGGAATACACCTTATACGAAGCCAGACAGCAACAGAGGAAAATGGAAACCGCTATGAGGGCACAGAGAGAAAAGGCTGTGCTACTAAAACAGGGCGGAGCTGATCCAGACGATGTGATGCTTGCGAAAGCAAAGTATCAAGGACAACTGGGAGAATACACCAGATTTTGCAAGAAAATGGGTCTACAACAAGAAAGAGAGCGCATCTATTACGATATGCGCGGCAGAGTGGCACCCGTACCAAAACGATTTAGGAGGTTTAGGAAATGAGTAAAGTAAAAGTAATCAGACAGCCGACAGCGGAAGAAACATTGATTTTTGAATTTGAGACAGCATCATCCGAATTTCTGGTTAAGAATTTTACGGATGGTGATATTTACGCATCTCTGGAAAGGGACGCAACAAAAGAACAAAGCGTACTGATTCCGGCACAGACCGCACAGGTATTGCAGTACGGTTCCTACGGTGGTGGAAAGAGCAACATCGTCCAGATCATCCCCACAGCAACCTCAGAAAAAGGAGTGGAAGTACAATGCTTAAAATGGTAGATGGAACAGGAATCATAGGAGTGGATATGATCTGCCCTCTTGGAGTCTCCACTCCACAGCCACCTAATTATGACAGGGTAGAGCTAGAGGGGGCAGGGATGCTGGTACTGCCGAACAGCTTGGATGCGCCGCTTGAGAGGTTGGAGCTTGGTGGGAAGACGGAGCGGGTGCAGACTACTGGGAAGAATTTGCTTCCGGACAAATTTTCGATCTATGCAGAGGGAAAAAGCAAGACAAATCTCAAATTGCAGATTGGAAACTATGTATATAGCTCAAAAACGTCAAAGAGCTTGTATATATTACACGAAGACAAAAGCAACATTACGAATGGATGGACTGTTACTAACAAGTTTAATTTTAAAATTGATAAAGAAGAAACTATTGAGGTCAGAATAGAAACAGAAAACCCGCTAGAAATTCTACCGATGATTAGGGAGGAGACTGAGTTGGATTCCTACGAACCCTACACAGGCGGTAAACCATCCCCAAGCCAAGAATATCCGCAGGAAATCAAGAGTGTCGGAAAGTGGAATGATGAGAAGCAGAAGTATGAAGTTGAGATTTCTATAAGTGGCAGAAACCTATTTGATTTTTCCACCTGTGAAGAAGGAAAATATTTGAAGGCAGTGGGAATATTGTTAGTACAACTAACGGTGTCTTAACTGATTTTATACCATGTTTTCCTAATTCGCAGTACAGCAGAAGTCGCACTGGAAGTACAGTAGTTGCATTCTATGACTGCAATAAAAATAAGATAGGATTCGAAATTGTCGGAAATACCACTTTTGTTACGCCCGAAAAATGTAGATACTTTAGGTTCTCAGCAGTTAAGACACAAGTAGACTATACAAAGATAGTAGCATGTCCGGGGAACACAGTAATGGATTACGAGCCGTACAAGAAACCGCAATCCCTCACCCTCACATCCGACCGCCCTATTACAAAATGGGACAGACTGGTCGAACAGGGCGGACAGATTGGGTGGTTGTATAATTCTGCAAATGAAACGATTGACGGAAAAACTGGAAAGTGGTCAATTCAACCTGCGACTAAAATATTCTATAGGACAGACATTACTTTCCCAATAGTTGTACCGTTCTGCATCGAACTGTTAGGATATGACTATTTAATGGGAGGATACAAAAAAGATACAGGTATTACTATAAATAATTTAGGAATCCTATGTATAACTCTCCCAGAAGAGGTGGAACTTACACTGGATGCATATAAACAGTATTTGGCAGATAATCCATTGCACGTTCTGTATAAGGGCGATTCCGAAGAATTCGTCCCACTTTCAGAATCCGAGCAGAACGCTATCCGAGCATTAAAAACCTACTATCCTACCACAGTCATCACAGCGGACGGAGGGGAGCTTGACCCCGATATTAAAGTAACATACCGAAAGGAGAAGTAATATGAACTATGCAAAAATAATGGAAAACGGAACTGTAAGAATCAGCTCCATCAAAAAGGAAGGCTATAAGCCGCTCAAGGAAGAGAAACCAGAGGGATTCAGCAATCTTGTCTTTGTTGGATACACAGAGACAGAAGAAAACGTAATCAAAGAATATGAAGCAGTGGATGACGGTATGAGCGCCTACGGGAAATTGCAGAAAGACTTGAAAGCAACGCAGGCGGCGCAGGAAGTCACAGATCAGGCGGTTCAGGAGCTGATTTTAGCAACAATGGAAGCGGAGGTGAAATGATGGCACAGTTTTTGGCGAACAGGATTAAAGGTGGACACTTGACAATTGATAATGTACCGGAGAGTTTGAAAGAACAGGTACAGGCGTTACTGTAAAATCGAATAAGTAAGACATTAGCACATAGAGATATGTGTTATTTTTATGCCTTTTTGGTCAGTAGATGAGACCTTAAACAGTCAATTCGTGGTGGATGGTTACACACCTTAAACAACCTAATGCGAAAGGAGAATGGAAACATGAAAACAGAATTTTTAAAAGGACTTGGATTGGAGCAGGATGTCATTGATAAAATCATGGCAGAGAACGGGAAAGACATTGCCGCTGAAAAGGCAAAGACTACCAAAGCAGAGGGGGAGCGTGACAATTATAAGAGTCAGCTTGAGACCACAACGGAATCTTTGGAAAAGTTTAAAGATGTTGACCCAACAGCTATGCAGGGAGAAATTGATAAGCTGAATCAGCAGCTGAAAGACAAGGATGCTGAGTATGCCGCTAAAGAAGCGGATCGCATCTTTTCCGACACGATCAAAGAAGCAATCAAGACAGCCGGGGGACGCAATGAAAAAGCGGTCATGGCTATGCTTGATATGGATGCATTAAAAGATTCAAAAAACCAGTCTGAGGACATCAAGAAAGCATTGGAAACCGTAAAGGAGTCTGATGCTTATTTATTTGGCTCTGATGAGCCTTTTAAGAACCCAGTAGGAGCAACTGGCGGCTCTGGCACAGGTGGAGATAATTTCTCGGCGATCAGAGCAGCTATGGGGCTTCCGGCAGAAAAATAATTTTGAAAGAATGAGGTAAAAAGATATGGCAAATACAATTGCATTAAGAAAAGCATATTCTACTATGCTTGATGAGGTTTATAAACTGGCATCCCTTACAGCCGTATTAGACGGTCCAAACGAACTTGTAAAAGAGGGTGCAAACGCAAATGAAATTTTGATTCCGAAAATGACGATGTCCGGTCTTGCAAATTACAATAAGCAGACAGGATATGTTGCAGGTGACGTGACACTTGAGTACGAGACTAAGAAATGTACTTATGATCGAGGCCGTATGTTCACTGTGGACGCTATGGACAATATCGAGTCTGCAGGTGTTGCCTTCGGACGTCTTTCTGGAGAATTTTTGAGAACACAGGTTGTTCCGGAGCTTGACGCTTGGAGGCTTGCATCTTATGCAGGATACGCACTATCTGCTAATAAAGTGGCAGCAGCGATTGCAGATGCGAAAGCCGGAATTGCAGCAATTAGAAAAGGCAAGACTGCTATTAAAAATGAGGAGGCAAAGCCGGAAACCTGTTATCTGTATATCTCTGCCGCACTCAAAGGGGATATTGAGGACCTTGATACAACGGCATCCAAGAAAGTTCTGGAAGGCTGGGCTGGAGTGATTGAAGTTCCTGAGGGAAGATTTTTCGACAAAGTCACGTTGACAGCATCTGGAGCCGGCGGCTTTACAACAACAGGCGGTAAGAAGATTGATTTCTTGATTGTTGACAAGAATGCAGTAATCCAGAATCAGAAGCACACTGTATCTAAGATCATCACACCGGATCAGAACCAGGATGCAGATGCTTGGAAGTTCGGATATCGTACCGTAGGTATCGCAGAGGCGAAAGATAACAAGAAAGTGGCTATCTATGTACATACTGCAGTGGAGTAGAAATAGGAGTTGATGTAAATGAACTTGTATGCGGATTATACATTTTACATCTCTGAATATAGGGGAAATTTAACAGATGAAGAATTTGATAAATCTGTTATTCCAGCATCAGCCCATGTCCGAAGGATTACCTTCGGGCGCGCTGATGACAATATGGAAATGGAAGAAGTAAAGCTTGCCACCTGCTCTGTCTGTGATTTGATTGCAAATGACGAAAAGGTCAGAAGCAAGCATTCTGGGCGCGTGGTTACATCCGAAAACACAGATGGATACTCTGTCAGCTACGAAAGCGGAGGAAACGGGGGAACAGCAGATGAACTGCTTGACAGAAAAATATCTGACACATTGGAACTCTATCTTATGCCGACTGGTCTCTTGTATATGGGGGTGGAATCATGATAACCAACACAGATGCAACACTGTACAGCCGGAAATACAACTCGGAAACCAGACTGGATGAGTGGGAGCGAACGTATATCCCAGAAGTGTGGTGGTACAAAAATGAAAAGTCGCAGATCACGACTGATGGATTAAAGCAAGCGGACACCTACACTGTCAGAATCCCGGATACGAGCGTGGGAATCAAGAAAGACGATTACCTTGTAAAGGGCGATTGTAAGGTTGACATGCAGACGATTAAGGACTTGGACGGACTGGACAAGACTAGAATTACATCTGCAAACTACAATACTTTTGGCGGAAATCCGCATATTAATGTGGTGGGAGTGTAATGGCCAAAGGAAAGAAAAAATTCCAGATTGAGACACCGAGAGGTGTAATTTATACGCAAGCAACAAAAGGTGGAAAAGTGACGGCGAGACTCGACTGGAATCCGAACTTTAAACCGAATATGGAATCTGGTTTCGCAAGCGCACAGGAGTTTGTTGATTCTGAATGCATCCGGCGTATGAACCCGGAGACTCCAAGACGGACAGGAGTACTGGTTAAGTCAGCAACCCTTGGCACTGTGATTGGCAGTGGTGAGATCAACCAGATTGCACCTTATGCACGTAGACAATATTACGAACACAAGGAAAAATCACGATGGTTCGAACGCATGAAAAATCGTCACAAAGACTCTATCCTGAAAGGAGCGGCGAAGTATGTCAAATCTCATTGACAGCGTCAGATCATACATTCTCACATGTCCGTTTTTAAGTGATGGACGTGTAAATGTGGACTACATTGGAACGGATATGGGGTACTCTGTTGACCCTCTCCCTTGCGATCCGATTATCCAGAGATACATGGACGGTGGGTCAAAGAAGCAGTTCCAATTCGCATTTACGAGCCAAGAGGAATATGACCAAGACGCACGAATTAACATTGAGAATAGCGGATTCTTTCAGAGCTTTGAAGAATGGCTGGAACAGCAGAGTTTTAATGGCAATCTTCCGGAACTCGGAGAAAAGAAGAATCCAATATCGATCGAAACTTTAAACAGCGGCTATCTGTACGATATGAATGGTGAAAATGCCAAGTATCGCATAGAGTGCCGCTTAATTTATGCACAGGAGGTATAAATATGGCAGAGAAAAAGTCTGAATTAGTTGGACGCCACAAACGGGTGGCATACATGAACACGGACGCTACTGGAAGCTCACCAAAATTCGAACGCATGACGAATTTTACAACCATGACAAACGGAAAAAACCCGAAAGAGTATTCCAGACAGTACGTGGATGAGATCGCGGAGCGTGCAGACGTTGTGGGGTACGCGCCGGCAATTGAATATTCGTTTGACCGGTACACAAACAACCCGGTACACGAAAAAATCGCAACAATCCACGATGGTGAAAAACTTGGAGATGACGCACATGTAGAGGTTGTAGTTGTCGATTTCTTCAAGAAAAGTGACAAGGGCGATAAGTGTTACGCTACAAAAAGAACCTATGCGGTTATCCCGGATTCCGACGGAGATGGAACGGATGCGCTTGTGTATAGCGGATCTCTTAAATCTGTATCCGACATCGAGGAAGGATACGTTACAGAAACCGATTTTACAAGCAAGACGGTTACTTACGCAAAAGGTGATTACGCAGCAACTGAATGAAAGAAAAGGAGAGTGAGCCAATGAGCCAGTGGAAATGGAATGACGTAGAGCTTGAAATCGATATGGACGATGTAGAGTTTTTGGAAAGGTATGAAAAAGTATTTGAAAACATCGAGCCGAGGGAGAAGAAGCTTGAAAAGGTTGGAAAAATATCCGAAATAACCAGAGAATATTGTTTGCTGTTTTATGATATTTTCGACGGGATTTTCGGAGAAGGTACTTCTGAAAAACTTTTTGACGGGAAAATGAATTTAAGAGTTTGCGAAGAGTGCTATGATTCGTTCATTGCTGTATGTGAAAAAGAAATCAATGCCGTAAACAAGAGAAGAAATTCTGTTGTTAGCAAATATACTCCGAATAGAGCTCAGAGACGTGCAAAGAAATAACATGAATTTTTTCTACGAAGAGTTGCCAAACACGGTAAATGTGAAAGGTGAAAACATCAAGGTTATTACGGATTTCCGTGAATACATCAGGCTTTTGGACATGTTAAAAGATCAAGAGCTTGATGCTCTTCAAAAATTCGCGATCATACAGCAATATTTTCTCGATGACATAGTCGCAGACGAAGAAGCTATAAGCGCATTGTCCTGCTTTATAACGATGGATACAAATTGCGTAGAGGTTGCGGAGACAGGTGATTGTGGGAGACCACAAGAAAAGCCGAAGGAAAAATTTGTTCTCATACTCCATTGATTATCCGTATATATTATCCGGCTTTCTCAGGGATTATGGGATTGATTTAATCGACATTAAATATATGCACTGGTGGAAATTCCGGATGCTTTTCGATGGTCTGTCTGATGATACAGAAATCAAGCAGCGAATAATGTACCGCAGCGTTGATTTATCGGAAATCAAAGACAAAGAAGAGAGAAAACGAATTAAAAAGATCCAGAAATCAATTCAATTACCATCTGAGAGCCTGACGGATTATGATATCGGTAACGCTTTCATGTGAGGTGATGAAGATGAACAAAATAAAGAAACCACCACTGGTAAGAAAGTGGTATAGATGTCCGGTGTGTGGGTGTAAACTCTTGATTTATGATAATGCAACTGTCTGTACCGATGTATTTATTAAGTGCCGAACATGTAAAAAAGAAGTAGAGATTAAGATTTAAGCACTTTAAATTGAGCCATTGAGCCTGTGCTATCCATAAAGGAGGGATAGTATGGGTTACGATGGCTCATTAAAATTTAACACAAAAATAAACGAATCTGGATTTAATTCAGGAATTTCCAAACTTGGCAGCGTTGCAAGCGGCGGATTGAAAGTGATTGCCGGATCAGTAGCTGGCGTTGCTGCAGCATTTGGGGCAGTGTCTAAAATGTCTCTTGATTCTGTTGCAAGCTTGGAGCAGAACATAGGCGGTGTTGAGACGCTGTTTAAAGATAGCGCGCAGACAGTGATCGATAACGCGAACAATGCGTATAAGACAGCTGGTGTATCCGCAAATAAGTACATGGAGACTGTGACAAGCTTTTCTGCATCGCTTTTACAGGGGCTTGGGAATAACACCGCGGAAGCCGCTAAAATAGCAGATATGGCAATGGTAGACATGTCTGACAATGCAAATAAATTCGGTTCCAACATGACGGATATCCAAAATGCTTATCAGGGATTTGCGAAGCAGAACTACACAATGTTGGATAACCTGAAGCTTGGATATGGTGGAACACAGGCTGAAATGATCCGCTTGATTAATGATAGCGGCATTTTGAACGAGAAAATAGAAAATCTCGACAATGTGTCATTTGATCAGATCATTCAGGCAATCCACAAGATTCAGGAAAATATGGGTATTGCCGGAACAACAAGCGCAGAAGCATTGACTACCATAGAGGGTTCTGTGCAATCCGCAAAAGCCGCGTTTGACAACTTTTTAAATGGTTCAAGTTCCCACAGGAGTTGGCAGACGCTGTAAAGACTGCGGCTGAAAATATAACAAATAATTTGATGCAGATTGTTCCAAGACTTGCAAAAGAACTCCCAGAGGTTGGAAACCTGTTGATGGACAGTCTTTCGCAGTCACTTAACTCTGGAAAACTCGGAGAAATGATGCAGATCGGTGGACAAGTCATTTCCAACATAACAACTGGAATTATACAAGCATTGCCCGGAATTGTAACTGCATCAGCGCAGATTATAAGCTCATTTGCACAAAATATCAGCACCAGCATACCTCAGCTGTTATCATCCGGAATTCAGATCATACAGGCGATAGTGAGTGGAATGATGCAAATATTGCCATCTGTCGGCTTGCTTGCAACTCAGCTCATTACAACTTTATATGAGCAGCTGACGACACAAGGTCCGAGTTTGCTGCAGCAAGGATACGAACTACTGAGCAATCTGATTGACGGATTTGTACAGGCAATTCCAGAAGCGTTGCCGAAAGTGCTTGATTTCATACAGGGCATTGGAGAAAGCTCGCAGAAGCTGCACCAGTGATGATTCAAAAATGGATTTGAGTTGTTGCAGAAATTTGGTAGAAGGAATTGTGAGTGCAATACCGATATTGATTGAGCGAGTTCCGGAAATTATTTCGACATTCGCAAACATAATCAATGATAATTTCCCTACAATCCTGATGAAGGGTGCTGAATTACTTGGTCAGTTGGCGCTCGGACTCATTCAGGCAATACCGACTCTGATTGCAAATATTCCACAGATTATAGCAGCTATTGTTGACGTGCTGATGGCGTTCCAGTGGTTAAACCTTGGCAAGAGTATAATTAAGTTCTTGGGTGATGGCATTACATCTATGGTCGGGTTTGTTAAAACAGCCGGGACTAATATATTAAACGGAATTAAAGGTTCTATTCAGAATCTGCCTTCAACGCTTGCTAATATAGGAAAGTCTGCTATTCACAATCTCGGGAGTACAATAAGCGGGATGGTGTCTTATGTGAAAACTGCCGCTCTAAAAATCGCGTCCGGAATTGAATCTGCAATTCTTACGCTGCCTGGTAAGATGGCATCAATCGGAAGCAATATTGTGCAGGGGTTGTGGAACGGAATATCCAACATGACTGGTTGGATTATTGACAAGATTGGAGGATTCGCAAGCAGTGTTGTTTCGTCCATCAAAGATTTCTTCGGCATACATTCCCCATCCAGAGTTATGCGAGACCAAGTCGGGAAATACCTTGCAATGGGCGTAGGTGTTGGATACGAAAAGTATATGCCGTACAAAGAGATGAAAAAAAGTATCCGGTAATGTAGTGTCTCAGTTGTCTGCATCTGTGAGCGGTATAACGTTATCAGTGCCGGAAAGTGCTGGAAGTCAAACTTACCAGAAAAGCGTTGGAATCCGGAAGTCTGAAAATAATAACGAGCTACTCTACGCAGTAGATCGTCTATCCAGACTTGCCAACAGACCACTAGAGATTGTTAATAAAATTGACTCTGTAGAGACATCCAGAGTACTTGCAACACCAATGGAAAAACAAATAGAAAAGAATTCAAGTTTTCGGAAGATGTTAGGAGGGGATAGAAATTGAGCCTATCAGTAAAATTTGACGATCAGGAACTCGGGCGATACTTAAGTGTATTGTCCGGGTTCTCTCCGTTTAGTGGAGCAAATAGAGAGTCGGGACTCCTTGACGGAGCAGAAAGTGCAAAAGGAGAGGATTTTGGCTATACAACATATAAATCAAAGACGCTTGAAATGCCATTTGAAATTAAAGGAGACATCTTAGCAAGCTATGACGCGATTCAGAAAATCCTAAACGTCACAGAGCCGAAAAGGCTTGTGTTTGGGAATTATCCGGATCGCTATTTTTATGCTGTCCCTGACGGCAATTTTGATATAACACAGGTTGCAATGTTTGGAAAAGGCACAATCACATGGCTAATCCCTGACGGGGTAGCATACTCCACCACAGAATTCGACTTCTATGGAATCCAGCAAGACGGCTACCAAACAATTACGATCAAGAACGATGGTACCGAATGGGCAGACGTGGACTACGAGATCACGCACCAACACGAAAATCGGATTTATCGGACTTGTGAGCCAGTATGGAGTGATCCAGCTCGGAAAACAGGAAGAGGCGGACGGAGAGAACTACGAAGCGTCCGAAGAACTGTTTAACGGTTACGGCTTGTTTCAAGATGATCATGGCACCTCTTATCAGAATCCGGAAAACACAACGCAAGGAACGTTGGAAGTACGGAATGTTGCCGGATACAACGTGATGGCATTAAAAGGTGGACAAGTCACATCTGGATACTGGAACGGTGGAATGAAAACACTTACTATTCCGGTGGACAGCGAGGGTAGACGTGGCGCAAAAAAGCTTTTACTGTTACACGCAGCACTGGTTCGAAACCGGCTTGATGGGGCAGACAGGAGCGCAGACCATTGCATTCCTGACTGGAGATAACAAGGTGATATGTGCCATGTCTATTAACAAGAGTGATACGGTTGGTAATACGGCGCATGTGGACTGGTTTGCCCCATCAAAACAAGAAAATTAAGACACTGGATTTCCAGCCGACATCCTACGAGGATAACCCGTTTAATTTAAAAATGGGCGGCGGACACAATGACTTTTTAAAAGAGGGTGACAAGTTGCGTATTTTCTGGTACGGGAAGTATTACCACTTTACTATCCCGGAGATTAAAGACATGGTGTGTGAGAAGATACAGGTCTGGATCGGGCAGTGGGGAAGTAGAGATCTTGGAAATCAGCTGGTTACGCACAATTATTTAAAAACGTATCTGGTTCCGTAAGGATAACGTGGAAAAATACCGAGATGTGCCGAACCGGTACCGTGCCGGAGATGTGGTGTCTATAGACGGGGAGAGTACGAAGGTCTACGTTAATGGGATGGTGGCTAAGGGAGATGAGATTAATGGATCCAATTATCCAAAAGTGCCACCCGGAACAACAGAAGTGCAGTTCTGCTATTCTTCCTTTTCTTCTCCACCGCCACAGATTAAAGCGAAAATACGGGAGGTGTATTTATAGTGGATAACATCAGGATCGCGATTTTAAGCGCGAATAACACACCAGTAGCGTTTATGGACAATCAGCACAAGAAGTCCATGCACTACTGGAAAGACGAATTGCACGAATACTTACAGGGTGCGGCAAATACTTACACCTTTACGGTGTCCGCAAAGCATCAGGATGCAGAGAATGTTACCGCCGGGAATAAGGTGGCGTTTATACACAAAGGGAAATCCTACTATCTAAACATCGTAAACACTGAGCAGACAGAGGAGACGATCACAGCTACGGCGTGGTCGTTATCTTTTGAGCTAATCAACGAGGATGCAGGGGAATACAAAGCTGGAAAAGCAATGAGCTTTGAAGAGTACCTTACCGTATTTGACGCGGAGAGGACACTTAAATTGGGTCTCAACGAGGTGTCAGATAAGCGGATCACCAACGAATGGACAGGTACAACGTCCGTATTAAAGAGATTATTCTCTCTGGCTAATGTATTTTCTGCGGAGATCGAGTTTGAGACAGTGCTTAACAGCGATTACTCCTTAAAAGAGATTGTGCTGAATGTATATCGGAAACACTCCGATACAGACAGCGGAGTCGGAGAATACCGGAATGACATTGTACTGCGGTACGGGAAAGGAATTACCGGAATCCGTAAGACCACGGATGCAGAAAAGTTATATACATGCATCCAGCCGACCGGGAAAGACGGGCTGACAATCAATGGACTGGGCAAAAAAGAATACGATGAGAACGGGAATATCGAGTACTTTACAGACGGCGCAATCATCCGGGCACCACAGGCAAGAGACCGGTTCCCATCCAATATCGTAAATAAGGCTGATGCTTATATCCTGATGCGAAAAGAGTACGATACAGACAGCAAGGACAAGCTCTATAGCATGGCTCTGACTGATCTTAAAACAGCATCCGAACCAGTAGTGACCTACGAGGTGGATGGATATTTTGACACCAACATCGGGGATACGGTAAGGATGCAGGATCAGGAGTGGACACCAGTCCTTTATCTACAGGCAAGAGTATCAGAACAGATCAGGAGTCTTACCAATCCAAAAACTGCAAAGACGGTATTTACAAACTACAAAGAGCTGACATCGGAAATTTCGGACAGCTTATTACAGAGGATGCAAGACCTTATTAATAAAAAATAAGGGTTTATACTTGCTCTATCTCAACAAACAACGGCGTTATCTTTAAAAATGGCATCGGTAGCACTACTCTTACTGCTTACGCTTACGATAACGGCGTGGATGTGGCAGACAAGCTACAATTCCGATGGAGCAAGGATGGACATGAGTTTTATGTTGGTAAGAGCGTTACGGTAAATGCTACGGACGTGGATACAAAGGCGGTGTACTCGTTTGAGGCTATGGAAAATGGGATAAAACGTGGATATTACGAGGTTACGATTACAGATGTAATGGATGGAGAGGATGGAAAAGACGGAGAACAGGGTCCGCAAGGTGAGAAAGGAGAGCAAGGCGAACAGGGACCTCCGGGTCCACAAGGCGCTCCGGGATTGGATGGTATACAGGGTCCAAAAGGGGATCAGGGAATCCCGGGAAAAGATGGGAAGGACGGAAAAACACAGTACACCCACATTGCTTATGCAAACAGCGCAGATGGGTCTAAAGATTTTTCTGTATCCGACAGTAATCGGGAATATATCGGAATGTATGTTGATTTTACGCAAAATGACAGCGCAGACCCGACAAAATACGCATGGAGTAAGATCAAAGGCGCAGATGGGGCGATTGGAACACCTGGAAAGCCGGGAGCTGATGGAAAGACCCCATATCTACATATCGCCTATGCAAACAGTGCTGATGGAAAGACATGGATTTTCCACCACGGATGGTACAAATAAGCTCTATATCGGGCAGTATACAGATTATACACAGGCAGATAGTACAGATGACTACGAAGTA